GGCTGGAACACGGGTGAAATAACATCCAGGTTCCGCGGCAGAGCGGTGCCGGCGGGCAGGCACTCGCCAAGGTACAGGTACACCACGCCCAAAGGAGTAACCACGCTGGAGAGAGAAATACCGTTGATTTCGCGCGAAGCGGGAACCACGGTCAGTCCATTCTGAACAGCGTCGGCGTTGACCTGGAACATGGTCACAGCGTCACACCACAGGCAAAGGCCATCCGTGGGAGCGTTCTGGCCATAGATCTTCTTCACCATGTCGGCGATATCCCACAGGCCCAGAGGCTTGCTGGCCATGGCCGTGACGTTTGTGGTGACTGCGGCGACAAGTCCACGGGTCTTGTTGATCTTGGTGTCATCGGTGGCCTTGTTGTACACGCCGTTGATGAACGTGTATTCAATGTCGCGGTTGATCTTCTGCATCTTGGCGGCCACCTGGAAGTCCAGCTCATTAATGGGGTTTGCCTGTTGACCAGCCACGTTCAGGCCAGACAGGGTGCCCATATTGGACTGTTTGGCATAGGAGATGCCGACAGCCTCATGGAAAATCTGGGTAACGTTTGTTTGCTGCTCCCGGGTCACAATAGAAGCATCGGGAGCGGTCAAAGACGCAGACTCGGAGATGGCGGGCTGTTCTCCGCCGCCGGTGGTGTACTCCTGGCCGGTAACAAACTCTACGTGGTTCGTCACCTTAGCCCGGGAACCGATAATGGAACTCAGGGGGGTCTTGGTATTGCCCTTGTTAAAGAGCATGCCGGAATAGTTCAGCGTTGCAAAGCTGGTAGCAAAAGTATCTGCCATGTCTTAACTCCTTTTATTTGTTATTTGCGGATTCTTCCTGTGCCTTCAGGCGCGTGTAATAAGCGATTTCCGCATAGTTCTTGCTTGCACGCGCCTCCTCGATCTTCTTGTCGTAATCAACTCCAACGGGACCGGCACCGCCGTGCGGCGCGGGAGTGCCCTTGAGGATGTCGGACTTTACCTTCTTGGCATACTCGTCCAAGAACTTCTGCTGGTTCGCAAAAACCTTTGCAGAATCACCAGCCGCCAGAGCTTTGGCAGTGTCATCTGCCAGGTCCTCTTCATAGCCCTGCGCCACGAACTTGGCCTTGTACTCAGAAACGGTCTTTGCCGTTCTCAGCTCGTCAAGCTCCATCTGCATGGCGGCAATGCTATCGGCTTGCTCCTGCTTCTTGCGCTCGTCCTCGGAAAGCATGTCGTTGTACTTCTTTTTCCACTGGGCGGCGTCGGAGTTTGCCTTGGAAATAGCGTTCTTCTGCCGAGAAAGCTCTGCGGCGTTGTCCTCATACTCAAAGCCTTCCAGGGCCTTGAGCTTGTCCTCGGTGGACATATCTGCGTAACCTTCGATTCTGCTGGTGTCGATTTTCATGTTGATACCTCCTGCGTTTTTTCGGCGGTTCCCTCCGCACCGTTTTCTGTTTTTTCCGAGGTTGTCTCCCCGTTGCGTTTTAACGACTTCCCTGTCGATAGTTTCTTTTCTTCTTGCTTTTCTTCTTGCTTTTCTTCTTGCTTTTCGGCATATTCCGCGCTAATTTTGTACGCAAGCTGAGGATCGGAGAACATGCCGCAGTGCGTAAATGCCAGTTGGGGGGCAATTTTCCCGTTGTTCAGCATGGCTACCAAAACACTGGCCTTTTCGCTGATATTTTCGTAGTTTCGGCGCGTAAACCGAATTTCCAAGGCGGACATTTTTAGCGAAAGTGCCCGCAGATTATTGCAGATTTTGATGGCGATTTTCAGAAACTGCTTTTCGGACCGTTTGAACATCTGTTCGGAGTCCTTTGCCCGCGCCTCTGCCGACGACCATCCGTCGCGCATAATGACCGCAGACCCGGTGTCACTGGTTGAGGATCCTCCATTCCGGTTTGGCATTCCGCAAATCGTCAGAACGGTGTCGTACATGTCATCCGTCAGGGTTTGGGTCTGCGTCTGGTTCAGTTCCGCCGTCAGGTACCCAACGTCAGCCGGGAGCGTCTGGTCAATGTCCTTGAACTTAATAGCGCCTTCTGCCCTCAGATTCTTGTAATCTTCGGACGAAATGTCCACGTTGTGGAACAGCATCAGCGCCTGGACAAATTGCTCCACGCCGTCCATGCGATTGGATTGGACGTTGTTGATAGCGTCCAGAAGGGGGAGCACGATCTCAAAAGCGCCCAGCCGGGCTTCATTGGATGGGTATTCGATAATTGGAATGCCCAATATCTGCGGCTCCGCTTTCACATCCCAGGTTTCCGTTACCTCGAAATACATATCCTCGGAGTAGCAGCAGAAAACAACGGTGTTGTCCTCTTTCTGCACATACGTCACGCCCAGAATGGGCCGGTGCCCCAGCCCGCTGGAGTACACCACAAAGGTGTTGCGCGGGTCCAGTGTAAAAATCTCAAACGGCGATTCATCTTCCTCCACGTCCGCCATTCTGTCCGGCAGAATCATGCGGTAAGACGTGCCGCAAATATGGAACCAGTCCGCCAGCTCCTTGTCCTTGGCGGCCTTGTCTTCCGAAAGCGCATAATCGTTGAGCTTGGACACGCCCTCAGCGACGGATTCATCGTTCCCCCTGCTGACGTACTGCACAGGCTCACCCAGAAGATACCCAACCTTGAACGAAACAATCTCGTTCGCCCGGTTCACAACGATCTTGTTGTTGATTTCCGGTCTGACGTCCTTTACCCTTCCCAAAATGGGCTGGTCTCCCTTGTAATACCTGTAAAGATATTCAATGTCCGCCCGGTTCATCTGGTGGATGGGCATAGCCTTTTGCAAAACATCCACCACGTTTCCCCGGGTGACGTGCTCAACGTCCGTGTAAATAACCTTCCGACCAAAAAGATTCATTGGCACACCCCCTTAAAATGGCCGCTTGAACACTTCCACTTTGCCGCCCACTCGCATCCGGATTTCGTTTTCCAGCAGGGACAAAGCATCCGGCGCGTCATCGTGCGGCACTTTGCCGCTCCGGGTGTAAGTGGTGACTTCCTTCATGAAATTGAAGTACTGGCTGCCCCGTTTATAGGTGGACGGATGCTTGAACCAGAAGTGTTTCTTGATGTTGTCGGACGCAAATTCAATTCGCGTTTGTTTGTTGGAAATGGTCCTTTTTGTGCGTATCCCAACGCTATATCCACGCTGCCGGACGATTTCCGCAACGTCTCTGGCGTAATACATGCCCGCGTTGTTGCTTTCAAACAGCGCGTCCGCAACGCGGTTGTCGATCAGGCACCTGGCGCATTCCGGCTTTGTGACGTCCGGCGGAGAATCATCAAACACCACGTCCACGATATACACTTCATCCCCGTACAGCGCCGCGACGGGAAGGGCGGTGCTGTCGCTTCCGCTTTCTGCGGTGTCGCACACGGCAATAACGGCGTCCGGATCACGGACTGTTGGGAGTTCAAAGAAATAATTCAGCTCATCCTTGTTAAAAAGCAGCCCCTTTGCTTCAAAGGGCTGCTGTTGGAATTCACTTTCAAACTGTTCCGCACTCAAAAGGTCCCTCTGTTCGCGGAAATATGCTGTGGTAAACACCTTTTTCCCGTCCCGTTCGTATTCGTAGTTACTTTCGTCCGTAACGGGATCAAGTGCCGGTATTTCAATGGCTTTCCACGCCCAGCCGCCTTTTTGCGCTTCCTCTTGTAGGTGGCCGATTGGGTCATACAGGGAATATCGGGTCCCCGTGGCGACAATGGGTGTTCCCTCAATGGCTCGGCCCAAAATATCACCGGATATGACCTCCCACTTATCGTCCAGTCTCTGGCGGTTTTTTGCTTCCTCGCGTCCCTCTACGCAGTCATCCAGATATAGGACGTTCGTAGCCTCCGACAAGCCCACTTGTCTTGCGTCAATAGATCGACACATGACTGTGGGGAAACGGGACTTTGACCGCAGATTCAGTATCTTTGTGTCCGCATTGGTCTGCACCAACGGGGAATTGGGGAAAACATCATAGAATAAATATTCATTTGGCGTTTGCAGATACTCCAGGCACCCGGAATAAAAGCTTTTCACCAGGTCGTCCCCCGTCCCTTCCATTAGGGACGACTTGTCCGGTTCCCGCCCAGACAGAAAATTGACGAAATTGATGCCCAACTGGGATTTTCCGGCGCGTTTGGGCATCGACAGCGTCAACAGCCGCAGTTTTCCGTCCAAAACCTCCTGATACGCCGCCACTATAGGCCGCAGATAATGTCTTCGCGGTGCATAGAACTTCTTCTCCGGTTTGCGGTTCATCTCGATGTACAGCAGAAACGTGTCGAAATCGTGCGGTGCGTCAAAGCACATGGCCTTTTTGTACACGTCAAACAAAGAATCCGCCGCATTTGCGCTGCACTTGTGCAGGGCCGCAGAACTCAGTTTTCGCAATTCCTTGCTCAGTTCATGGGCCAAAGTGAAATCATCCGGTTCCAGTTGTCGGCATACGGATAGAAGGTCCATGTACGGCACGTGGTCGGACGGATTCCGCGCAATATGCTGTTTTATGCGTTCTGATAGTTTTGCGTAGTCCATGCGGCCTCCATTTTTGCATAAAAAGAGACGGGTTCCCGAAAGAACTCGTCTCTTTTATTTACTTGGTTATCCTACAAGTTCACAATCGTACCAATACCCCGAGCTTCCACACGTTCCCTCGAGCGTTATCGTGTCTCCAACCTTGATTTGCTTGAGCGCATCTTCTTGGTCTTTTTCAAATTCGGCTATATAAATCACGATCGTTCCGCCAACGTTTGTCTGCATAGTCAGCGTCGCGCCTCCCGTCAGGTTAAGCAAGCCGCTGCTCGAAAGGCCAGTTATCTGCCCTGTAACCTTGTAACGATTGCCCTTATACTTTTCGTCTGCCGCAAGCTCGTTTTCCTTATACGCACGGTAGACTTCCTCGAACGTAACTACATGTTCGAGCTTCGGGGTCTTCTTAATGTCCTTTTCTCCGCAAGACTCGCACTTGTATTCCTCGTATCCTTCGGATTCTTCCGTGGCAGCCACGCTGTCCACCAGCACCCACTTGTGCTCACAAGGCTTTTCTTCGTCTGATTGCTTCGGCTCTTCTACCTTGGTTGGCTCCTCAACGGCGGGCTTGCCCGGCTGTTCCGGCGGTGTCTCCCCATCAGAAAAGATTAGCGCCGCCGCGATGAACGCGCAGAAACAAACTGCGGTGACAATCAAGGGATTTGCGACTTTACGTCGCTTGACCGCGTTTACAATTGTCCACGCAATTCCGCCCAGGAAGCCCAGCATGAATGTCCATGCCAGAAACATCTCGGGGTCCCTGTTTTCTATAGACGCAAGCAGAGCCAGAAACTCCATCAATGCGCCCATTACGATGAGTACAATTTGCCAGCCTTTTAGTTTTTTGTGCTTTTTCTCCTCCTCCATTTTCCTTTTCCTCCACATTTATTTTCTCCCGGGTGGCCGGGGGAATTACTTCATCTCGCGCCCGTTGCCAGAATCGGCTCGTGCTGGCCCTTAACCCATTCCTTGTTTTTACCGTACCGGTAAAATCCCTCGTAAGTTTTCCGGTTGTTCACGATACTTTGCACCGTGCTGATAACGAACGGCTTCCCGTTCCGGGTGGTATACCCGTCCTTGTTGAGGATGTCCACGATTCCATTAAGCGTCACGCCGCCGTCCCGAAGCTCAAATACCCGCCGGACAACAGCCGCTTCTTTCTCGTTGATGCAGAGCGCACCACCTCGAACTTCATACCCCATAGGTGCTCGACCGCCAGAATAGCCGCCACGGGAGGCTTTAACTGCTCTGCCAGCACTCGTGCGCTTGTTGATGTTGTCTCTCTCCATTTCGGCGCACGTCAGTGTGAACGCCTTGAGCATCCCGGCAAATACACCAAATTGCCCGAAGTCCTCGCAGATGCTGATTAGCTCAATGCCTTTGCGCAGCAGTGCGCCCTGGTAGTAAAAGTATATGTTGATGTCTCTGGCCACCCGGTCAGATTTCGCAACCACGACAGCTTCGTAAGGAGGGTTGTTCACGTCTCCGTAAACGATCTCGTCGAACCCGGGGCGGTACTTTGCGCCGCTCTCTCCCTCGTCGGAAAACCAACGCACGATGTTCATGTCGTTCTTGCGGCAGTATTCCTCTATCTGTTCACGCTGCACGTCCAGCCCAAACTTATCTTCTCCGGTTTGCCCGTCTGTGCTCACGCGGATATATGCAACCACGTTTTTCATACGGCTCTCCTCCTTTGGGGTCAATCCAAAATTGGATTGGCTTCTACGGTTATTGTATCACACAGTAAACGTAAATGTCAAGCCGCCTTTTTGTTTTTCTCTTTTATTTTTTTCGGGCATTTTGGGGCTTACCCGGCCCCGCTCCCGCGCTCTATATCCCCCGCCCCGGTCACGTGGCGCGTGTCCCCGTCTCCGCAAATTACGCAAAATCATGATTTTGCTATTGACAATTACATATAATCTGATATAATGGTATCCGTACAGCAGCGGAGCGCACCCGCCGCCGGTCAAGCAATGCGGGTACGCCCCCCACACCAGACCAGGTAGGCCAGCAAGGCCGGGAGGAGTTACTATGTCTTACAATTTCAAAATCGGAGAACTGAAAGAAAATGCCCGTTATACTGTATCCACTGTTGACAAGTGGGCCGGAAGCGCCAAAACCGGGGAAATGTCCGGGGCGAGCTCGAAGAGCTTTGCAAACGGTTGTGCCCACCTATACGACATCCACGCCGAGGAGATCACCGCAGTACTTGCAAGTGCAATGCAGACACTACAGCAGCGCAAGGACCGCAGCGCATGGAGCCGGGGCGTTACAGCCTATGCCGTGGATATGCTGCAGCAGATCGCGGACTACTACAAAGACGGTTATATCTCCGCCGACGATCTCGGGACATGGGCAACCGCCGAGGCCGTAGCACTGAACGGCGCGCGGGACTGGAGCGAATACAGCTGGGGCGGCTCCGCCTTTGTGTATGATGGGGACATCGCCGCCGCCCTCTGCGCCCCCTCAGAACTCGAGCGCACCCGTAACGGGGTGCGCAGACCGAACAGCCGGGAAGAATGGCTTGATGTGCAGGCCAGGGCATTGCATCAGGCTTTTCGCCGGATGTATGGGGCGATCCGGGCCGCCGTCCCGGCTGGTCGGCCTTGAGGGGGTGCCGGATTGCTATCTATCTTGTTGCTGATCATCTGGTTTCCGCTGGCCGTCCTGGCCGACGTGGTCCGCAAATCCAAGTAATTAACCATCTGACAGGGGCAAAGCCCCGGAAAGGATATATCACCATGACATATGTTGACGCTATCAAGGCCGGATATAAGACGGCAGACACCAAGTACCAGCGCGGATACGTTAGCCGCCTGGCAGACCCCGACGCGCAGCCGGTACGGACTGCCGGAGGCACCCGCAAGGGGCAACTGTATGTGCTGCTACCCTGCCATTGCAGTACGCAATACTGCATCCGGCAGTATCTCTGCAGATGACCTTCGCGGTAACAGGCCGCCCCGGAATAGCTCCGGGGCGGTTATTTTTTGCTTTTGCCCGCAAGGGCGTTTTAATGGCGTTTTGCGGGCTTTTGCTGTTTGGTGGTATTGGGGTACCATCGCCAATGCGACGCGCTGTGGTGCAGGGCCTAACCCCGGGCGATACAGTGCGCTATCCGGCTCAGGGCGTGGAGGGCAAAAACGACGAGGAGCGGGGCAAGCGGCTGTGCGCATGCGCTCAATCTGGCAGCTTCGTGCCGAAAGTCGCTGCGAAAGTCGCCCAATTTTGCGTGAAAGTCGCTGATAGTCGCTAAACCGTGTATAAACCCGGGGAAATCGCTGCCCCTACTCCGAAAGTTGCTGAATAGTCGCTAAAAAAATCAATTTTCATAGTCGCAAGACGCCGCTTCGATGTACTTCTTCTGAAGTTCTTCGGGCGGTGTTTCTGTCCCAAGGGGATTGTTGGGCGTGAGAACGACCTCTTGTTTGTCGGTCATGCCGAAAAAGTTCTTTGCGCGGAAAATGTACGTAATCTGCGGAATTTTACCCTGAGAAACCAGTTTTGCATCGATTCCGGCCAAAATTTGTTTGGCTTTTTTTATCATGCCAGCTCTCACGGGGCCCAACGATCCCTTTTGCCAGTCCAAAACAGTTTGAGTTACGGCACCGAGAGCGAGGCACATGTCCTCCACCGTGGGGATTTGTCCTTCCTCTACACACTGCTTGAAATAGTCGTTAAGCTTATCGGCGCATTCCTCATCAGTTTTTACGCACGACCTTTTGAAGTATTGGAATGACTCCCTAACAATTTGTGAAATCTCTTTATTTGTTGCAGTACACCTGGCCGTAACAGACGCTGATGCCGCACCCCTGGTGTGTGAGATGGCATTCTCTCCGCGTTCTTGCACGATGATCTTGCGGATAGTCGGCTCAGAAAGCCCGTTCTGTTTTGCCACAGTCGCTATATGCTTGCATGCGTCATAGTCGGCAAGGACTTGCTCTCTCATAGCTTGCGTGATTTTACTTGCCATCTATGTCACCTTCTTCCCGTCTTAACATATTTGGGGTGATTTCAAAAAGTTCGTTACACTCCGGGCACATGACATGCGCATCTGCCTGTCGCACAATCGTTCTCCCGGTCATGTAGTCGCGTTCAACCTTTTTGCACGTATTGAACTCGAATACGCACCCGCACGTTGGGCATTCTGCCCGGGCAAATTTATCTCGGTTCCCGTGCTTAACGATTTTCATAACTTCTCCTGTTTATGTGCCGCGCTCCCACCTCTGCGCTATGTATGGCACAAGTTCACCCGCCCAATTGGGCACTCCTATGTGTTTCTGTATGCCCGCAGAGGGGCTGTGTTATGCAGAAGCTCTGGGGGTGCTCCCACTTCATCACACCGTCTTTTCGTACCTTTTCTTCATTTGTGCCGGGCACAGGTCCTCTTTCGGCTTCCGTTTTCCAGTCCATCGCAGTCCGCCAGCTTCTCCCGTGCATTCCCATCCAGCAGCCCGGAGGCTTGCACCGCTCTCACTTTCCAGGATATATGTAACTATTCGCTTATAGCCCATAGCCTTTGCAGCTCTCCACGCCGCCGCGTAGAGGATAGAGCATGCGTTATGCGTCCCGTCCGTGCATAGCCGGTTTACTTCGAGAGTTTTCCCGTCATCTAAATACCGGGATACGGGCCTCCCCACAATAGCGACGCCCACGATTTTTTCTCCGTCGGTGCATCCAATGCTAAACTTGTGCCCAACCGTCGGCTTGTGATGCCTGTGGTGTTCTGCAACGTAAGCATTGGCTTCTTTGAGCGTCATCGGGCAAATTTCGATTCCCATAGAGCACCCCCTATATCTTTTGATTTTGGAACGGGCGGCTGGAGTCGAACCAGCACATACGGGAGTCAAAGTCCCGTGCCTTACCTTTTGGCTACACCCGCATAAAAGCAGACACCCGCGAGATATCCCGTGAGTGTCTGCATGCCGGCAACGCTCTTGCGAGGCCGCTTGCGCGGAAGCACCAATTACCAGCTGTGCCTTAACCTATGGAGGAAAGAAAAAAGAGGATAAAAATGAAATTTCGGGTCGTGGGCTGATTGGTTCCACTCTCCGATGATACTATTTTACACCACCTGGAACATGGTTTGGGGCCACATTTTCAATAATTTTTGCGTTTTGCGCAATCAGCCACAGGAATTTATCTTTTTGCCGCCGGAATGTGCGTGGGCTTATCCCGGCCGGGGATATCATCTCAATGGGGTATCGTTTCTGACTGTCGCAGTTTCGCATGATCGCCCATACCAACTTGCGCCGCACGTTCTCGTTGGCGATATCCCGGCCTACGTTGTCCATGGCGTATTCCACGGCCCGCATCTTCTTCGTCTCCGGCCAGTTCTCTATGGTTGCCAGCCGTTCCGCCTTGCGTTCCGCTATCCTACTGGTGCCGGGGCTATGCGGCATACCAGACATGGCATAAGCCGACGACTCCAGCACTTCTTCTCGGGCCGCATTGTACGCGCGGACCCGGCGGGGATAGCCCCTGACGTAGGCGATACATTCCATGCGGATATCGTAGGGGAGCGAGTATTTGTTGCTCATGTAGCACCTCCTATTCCAGCGCCGACTCTACGCCATACTCTTTGAGCATCTGCCGGATATCTGCCCATGTAACGTACCCTTCCGCCACGCACTGAGCGGCGTGGTTTAGCTCCCCGGCAAGCTGCTGCACATCGTCCATCGGCGCGTCGTGCTTATCGATCAGAACGTATAGCATCAGATCTATGCCCCGGCTCAGGCCCTCCACAATGCCGTTGCCGTAGGCTTTGTCTACGTCGGCCTGGGTGCGGGGGATTCTGCGGGGGTTAGTCTTGGGCATGGGCATCCTCCCTCCTTTCGCCGTAAGCGCACCAGAAGTCCGGCGGCACATGGCATTCAAGGCACGGGCCGTATGAGCATATCAGACCATCCACTACATAGTAGCTGTTCTCGCAATCTTTGCACCGCACCACGGGCACAGCGTCCACAGTTTTTGCCGCTTCAATTGACTTTTTTATATCTCGATACGGTACAAGGAGAACTCCATTATTGTCATACCCGTACTCGACCCTGAATTTCACCGCATCCGCATCAATCAGCCGCATCGTCCGCACCTCCGCAGTCCACGTTTTGACCAACACATTCCGCTACCTTATCCATGAAAAACTCCGCGTGTTCTTCGCTGGTAAAATAACCACAAATTGTGATTGCGTTACCTTCTTCTATACATAAGGCAATGCGTCTTTTGTCGCTAAACCGGTATGCACCGGCCTTAATTTCCCCGTTAGTCAACACTTTCGGCATCATCAGCACCTCCGCTTTCATTGTCCAGAAGCTGTACAACAGCAGCGACTTGATTAACATCAAGATAGATTGGGAACTCAGTAGCAGCTTCATACTTAAACGAAGTTAATTCCCCCGTAAGGTTGTTGAACTTGCACACAATCTTTTCTGCGGAAACGTCAAAGCATTGTCCGGATTTAAGATATACTTTCACCTTAACCATTGTCGGTCACCCCCTTTGGCGGCTCTGGAAGCGGCATCCAATGCGTAACGGCGACATCATTTCGATCTCCAATCCCGATATGAACACTCCATTCCGCCCTTTCGGGAGCGCACCAGCCCATATAAACGCCCCATCTTTCGTGCCAGTAAGCAACAACGAGGACATCGCTACGATCTTCCGGCAACCGCTCTGTTACCGGGATCCAAACCACCGGGTCCACATCAGCGGCGCGCATTGTCAACAAATCATGCTGGATAATAGATAACATGCGATTTTGCGCTACGCTGTTTGTTGGTTTTCTTTCCCGCAAAACTACCTTCACAGCAGCGGCCCTCTCAATGTATTCAGCCATTTTCGTTCTCCTCCCCGGTAAACCACTTCCGCAGTTCGTGCGCGCACGAAACACACAGCTCGTAGTCATTGTCGTTTATGTCGTTTTTAACTCGCCGCATACCAGCATAGGTGACGGAATTAGGCGGGTTGATCTCCGCACCACAGCGGTCACACACTCTCTTTGTTGCCATTGTCAGCCCTCCTGTTCCATGCCTCGATTGCTAATAGATGATTTAAAAACCAATGTGTTCTCGGTTCGATTGGACAGTCTCTATTTGGGCAGCATGCCCGAAAGCAATGACCGTTTCTCTGCATAACGCCCTTGTCTCCGCAAAAGGGGCAGGGTTTCAGCTTATCCATCGTCATTCTCCTCAAGCATCTCCTTAATTTTCCCGATGTTCTCCCGGATGATATCCATGGTCACATCGCTCTGGATATTGTGAGCAAACACGGCCTTATCCGTTGCATCGGCGTTGTAATATCCGGTAAAAACGGTCCCATCCGGCTTTGTTGCTGCGATACACAGGCATACCGGTTCAATGTCCACTACCATTCTCAGGGAGTTTTCCAGCCATTCGGCCCAGGGCTGGCGCGTGATATCGTTCATTCACTCCACCTCCTGCATCCAGAACTCGCGGCGGCAATCGGTGCACTCTTTCTCGCTGCACATGCTACGCGAACTTGGCTCAATATAGCAGGGCGGTACATCCAAAACCCCGGCCACGCCCATGCTGGCCTTGGGATAGTGCTCCAAAAACTCGTCAGCCCGCGTCTTGCGCGGGTGCGCAGTTGCCCATTCTTCCACTTCTCGGACCACTTCTTCTGCCGGAGTGTCCATGTAAAACATGCTGTTCTTAGGATGTTCGCCCGTCCGAGCAAACATCCGGCGTTGCTCTTTCACAAACCTTACAGCGTCCATACCATTCTCCTTTCTCCAGCATATCAGCCGCCGTTCTCAAATCATCCGGCAGCATAATAGGTACTTCGTAAATATTCGCATCGGCCCATTCTGCATATTCGCGCAGGATTGCGGCAATCTCTTCACACGATGGTTTCATGGGGTCCTCCTTTCACACCTCTACACGTCTCGTTGATGCTCATGTAATCGCTCCTCCAAACCTTAATTTGGTCACGGCAATCGGAAACTCCTCAATCTCGCTTGCCCAGATTGCCGTCCCGGCACCGTGTATATTCTCCCAGCACAGCGGGAAGCCGCCGATGCCGTCGAACAGACTGCCGAGCGTTGCGCCCTCCGGCAGATAGTCCGCCATACGGCCAAACATCCAGCGCCAGAACGGCAGCGCGATGCTGTTGCCGAGTGCCTTGTACCGTGCGCTGTCGGAGGTCTTGCGCTTCTTTCCGGTGCTGTCGGTGTAGTCGCCGATGTCCGTCCAGCCGTCCGGAAATCCCTGCAGCCGTTCGCATTCCAGCGGTGTCAATCTACGCACCACCATGTTCTGCACCAAGTATGTCTCTGCGTCCTCCCGGTACGCACAGCCAGCATTTGCCCGCAGTGCGTGGCTCACGTCCTCACAAACGACTGCGTGGCTCACTTTACTTTCTCCTGCGCGTAATGCGTTCTTCGTTTTGCTTTCTGCCCAGTTTTCTTCCATCGCGCTTTTGGGCAGGTATAAAATTGCTTGAGCATCGTGCATGGTGTTCATCGTTTGGCTGACTTCCTCCGCCATAACACTGGCTTCGTTGGCTTGTCCGTTGCCGATACCGTATGCCACCAGCGGCACTTGATTGCCACCTGTTCCCATACGAGCTTGCAACGCCGGGGCCCGCTCTCCGCATTCGCGGATGACATCACAGGCGTGTGTCATGTCCAGCACCACCACTGCCGGGGTTTGGTTCGTCCCGCTGGGTACCGCCGTCAGTGTGGGCGACACTTCCTCGCCGTACCAAATGCCGCCCGCCTGTGCGCCCTGCCCGGCCTTAAACCCGGCACATAGCACAGCTTCGCGGTTCAGACCACTGTTTTCACGGGAACTAAGCGTAGGCGAAACGCCGTTACCATCGTATACACGCTGGCTCTGCGCGTCCCACGGGGTCATGCACATTACTCCGTGGCGGTCGCCGGCGGTCAGTGTGGGGGACGGGTCACCCTCTTTTCCGATGCCAAGACCGTTTCCGCTGCCGTCGTGGTTGCGGCTTTCACCGCCGCCCTGCCATCTTGTAGCTTTGTCGTTGATGGGGATAACCGTTGCAAATACTCCACGCGAATGTGCGGCAGAAATGGTGTTCGCCGGGTCACCCGGTTCTCCTACGCCAAATCCTGTTCCGCGCCCTAACGATTTGCAGCGCGTAGCCACCATTAGGTTTATAGGCGTGGGCGTAAAAATCGTCTGATCGTTCCCCGTACCAAGCGTTCCGCTTTTCTCCGTCTGCACTAACGCGCCTTTTCCTCCGCCGTCACACCCCCCCTGATGCGGACTGCATACGATGTTGGGGCCTCTGTCGGCGCAAGGGCTTCCGTCTGCTCTTGCGGTGAGACTCCTTGCAACTGCCGGATTAAAACCTCTTTCAGCCGCTTCGGCAAATCCTTCCCCCGCCGCTCCGCTCTCCGCAATATCCCCTGACACGCTTTTGCGGTCAAACAGTATTTCGTGTGCGGTGTCTCCTCCAAAATCTGCGACAACCGAGATACGACGACGGCGTTGGGGCACTCCCCAGTATTGCGCGTCGTGGACTCGCCAAGCCACGCTCCATCGTCCGTCCACTTCATCGCGGTATCCCCCCCAGGTAGGCCAGCCCTTTTCAGGCACTTCAATACCGGGGGCTTCCGGCTCGACGATTTTGATGATTTCTTCGAGCACGGCTGCGAAGTCTCGTCCTTTGTTGCTGCTAAATGCTCCGGGGACGTTTTCCCACACCATGTATCTCGGGCGAATAAGCTCTCCTGCCCTGCCAAGTCGTTTGTCATGCTCCCGCATCTCCTTTATCACTCTGATCTGCTCCATAAACAGACCGCTTCGCGCACCTGCGAGACCGGCACGCTTTCCCGCGATGCTCAGGTCCTGACACGGGCTTCCGCCCGTCACGCACCACACCGGTTCGATGGTAGCTCCGTCGAGCTTTGTAATATCACCGAGGTGTTGCATCATTCACCACCTCCATACTCCGACGATCTCGTCAACGAGGGATTCTTGGGCATAGATCATTTTGTTTCCTCCATCAGGTCGAAAAGGGAAATGTTCATGTCCTCCCGCTCGTACTCCTTGAGATAACCCACAGCATCGCGGAAATACCCGTTGTTCAGCTCGATGGTATACCCGCGCCGCCCGGCCTTCATCGCCTCCAGGGCGACAGTGCCAAGTCCGCCGAAGGGGTCCAGCACCAATTCCCCGGGATTGCTGTAGCGATTGATGAGCCTGTCTACAATATCCAACTGGAGCGGGCAAACGTGCATTTGCTGCCGCCGCTGGCTCTGCGTGGTGTTAAGGGTGCGCATCCGGTTGATATCGTCCCATACCTGGTCTGTCCAACTCCCAGGTGCTACCACCATGAACGTGGCGGGCAGTTTGTCCTCTGCGTCCAGTTCCTTCGCCATGCGGACATGTTCCGCGTAATCGTACACAGTCCCTTGGCTGTACTTCCGGTATGCCGCCTGAATCTTCCCGGTGTCCATGGCCATGATCTCTTCTTTGGTCATGAGCCGGTCGCCAGATGAGCGCCAGAACCCGTGCGCGTCGATCTGCCACTGTGCCCGGGTATACTCGTCCTTGCTTTTTGCAACTTTTTCGTCGGCGTAAGCTTTACTTTTGTCCGTGGGGAGCTTGCGGAACAGCAAAATGTATTCGGGGCACCCTACGCCCATCTTTGAACCGTCCTTGCACTGTTCCGTCCAGCCCAGCCGGTATGTCTGGTTGTTTTCCCTCACCACGTCCGTCACAACGGTAATCATGCCGAAATAGGCAAAGCCGTGTTGCATATAGTGCCGGATGCACATCGCGTGGAACGGTTCCATGGTTGGCATTCCCATCCCGGTGGCGTTGCCAAACAGCACCCGATCCTTTACGTGGCAGCAGAACACGCGCCCGGGCTTCAATACGCGCAGGAGGTTTGGCGTCAGGTAGTCCATCTGCTCAAAAAACCGCTTGGTGTCCTCGTTGTGCCCGAAGTCGTTGTAGCTGGGCGTGTACTCATAGTGGTTGGAAAACGGGATACTGGTAACGATCAGGTCCACGCTATTCTCGGCCATGTTGGCCGTCTCCTCGACGCAATCGTTGTTGACGGCGATGAAGTTCTTGCCTTTTACTTCCACTCTCTCAACTCCTATACTCCGGCTCATTCTCTCCGTCTGGGCCTCGCCGGAAAGCCCGTATTTCTTTACGATTTCCCGCATTCTGGATTGCATTTCGTTGTGCTGCGCCCATTTCTGCATCAAAACCCAGTAGATGGGGTCCTCTGCTTCTGTGTAGATGATGTCGATAATCACCTGTTCCGTTTGCAGAAACCTGTAAATTCGGTGGATTGCCTGAATGAAGTCGTTGAACTCATAGTCAATCCCAATGAAGATAGCCCGGTGGCAGTGCCTCTGGAAATTGCACCCGGAGCCGGACAGGCTCTTTTTCGTCGCAAACAGTCGCGTTCGCCCTTCCGAAAAATCTATTACCCGGCGCTCTCGCTCGTCGTAGTCCATGCTGCCGAAGATGTCCACGGTTTCCGGCAGGGCTTTCTTGATTTCGTGGCGCTCCGCTTCCAGATCATGCCACAGAACGAAATGCGCTTCGGGGTCGCTGTCTACGATTTCTTTGGCTACGGCGACGCGACGCTGAATGCTGTCACGCTTCTCACGCGCGGCCTCCGCCAGGGAGGTTGCCGCGTCATTCATCAGTTTGTATTGTCCGTCCCGGTCTGTTTCTGTGCCATAGTCATCCGGCACGATATGCACCCGGACGTCAAGCGGGGGTAAGTCATATCCGGTATCGTCGTATCCAAGGTCGGACGGTTTCCCTACAAACAGCGCCCAGGATGATACCCACAGCCAAAATTCATCCTCCTTGTGTGGATACAGCGTAAGGTTGTTTGCTTTAGTACTGTCCCGCTGGAAAAAGCGAGTCAGAGCCTGGCCGGTGTCCATGATCTCAAGATATCCGGCGTAGTGGATGAGTTCTTTGAACCGGTTCGGGGACGGCGTTGCCGTGCATACCAACTTATATTTCACACCCCGGAACTTGGGCAGGAACGTTTGATATGTTTTGCTTCCGAAACTCCGCAGCACAGAAGCCTCGTCCAGGGCGACGGCGGTAAACTGTGTCGGGTCAATGTCCCCGTCGCGCACCCGTTCATAGTTGGTCATGACGATCTCCGCGTCTGTCCCTTCCAGGTCCTGCATTTTGGTGATATACACCGGAGCCGGATAGCCCAAGATCTTTTCGGCGTCACGGGCAAACTCCTGCCGCACCCCCAGCGGGAGCACGATCAGCGCCCTGCCTCCATCGTGTGCCACCGCCTGGTGGCAAAATTCGATTTCCTGCACCGTTTTACCCAGGCCGAACGACTGGAACAGCGCCCGCCGTCCGCCTCGCAGCGCCCAGATTACAGAATCCCGCTGGTGCGGTTTCAGGGCCGGGTTGATCTCCCCTGGGTCAATGTCGAAGCCGCTCTCTTTGGCCAATACGATCTTGGATTTCAGAAATTCCAGATATGTTTCCATCGTCTCACCATTCCACCGTCACCTTGCCGCTCTCCGGCACCACCACCCGCAGGAACATCTCCAGGTCCGTAAAACTGGTATAGTTAAACTCCATGCGGGCATGCTCCAGGGTCAATCTCTTCCCGGATTCCTGAATCGTAGGTTCTTCGGCGGGAGTCTCTGCGGCTGTCTGCTGTTCGGCGTTCGCCCACTCTGCAACCTTCCGGTGCCACAGTGGCAAATTCCCATTTCCGCGCACAAACGGTGTCCCGGCGGCTTTTGCGCCGGCTCTTACGGTCATGTCTGACGTGCCCATTTCATCCGCCAGCCATTTTGCGGTACCGCCAAATCCCTGCATGTTGCGGAAGAACTCGCGTTTCAGGTCCTCCGGCAGTGCCTTGAATTCCGGCCACGGCATGGGTCGGGTGATGTTGTAGCTTTTCACTTCTCCATTTTTCTCCCTTCTTTGCTTCGCGGTCAGGTTGTCGCTGGGCAGTGTACACCCGCCGCGCTTTCGGCTGATATGCGCAAACGCGCCTCGCGCAGTGCGCTTTTTCTGCATGCAATCGTAGTCAAAGTCATTCATACCGGCAGATATACACCTCCGTCCGGGGATTTTCCTTGTCGTACAGAACCCGGCTCCCGTCGTGCGACACGATGATGTTACTGTTGTCATCTTCCAGGACTCTGGTATGTACCAGCACATCGTCGATAGCTTCCAAGAGATTGGTCAGATCCACGCGCCGGTGAGTCGGCATGTAAAACAGACATTTTACCGTTACCGGCTCCGATATCGGTTTGTCCGCGTGGCAGTACCATGCCGCCGATTCCTGATATTCCATAAACTGTCTGGATGGAAGGATCTTCGGCGCACCGTAAGGTCCACGGATGAGCCTGGGGTGGTTCTTCTTTGTCACAGGGGGCAGGGGAATAACGATCTTTTTCATGTCACCCTCACTTCACTATGCGGCCCGTGTTGGGGAAATAGGCCATCCTCACCATCCCGGTGGGGCCGCGTCGGTTTTTGTCCAGGTATAGCTCCAGCATGTCCGGGTCCCATTCGCCCCGGTCTTCCTTCTCGCACGGGCGGTGCAGCAGCGTCACGGTGTCCGCGTCCTGCTCGATCGCGCCGGATTCCCGCAGGTTGGCCATAGTGGCCCGGAACTCGCCGCCACGATCTGATGCACCGGCTCTGTTCAGCTGGCACAGGCACAGCAGTGGGATATCCATCCGCATGGCCAGCAGTTTTGCCGACCGGCTGTTTTTCGTGGTGCTCTCGTAGAGCGTGGCTTTCTTGTTTTCCTGCTCCAGCAGGCCGATGTGGTCCAGCACGATTAGCCCCGGTCGCTCTTTGTAGGCCAGCGCCGTGACAGCCCGCATGTCCATGCCCGTCCGCCGGTTGAACACGATGGGCAACTCGGACAGTTTGGCGGACGCTTCCGCGTACTTGGCGTATTCCGCTTCCGTCAGGGTGCCGCCAAACATCAGCAGCCGGGAGGATATCCCCGCTATGTTGGCCGTCAGCCTGCTGGTGCAATCATCCGGTGACATCTCCAAGGAAATATACAGCACCTTCACACCGCGTTTTGCCGCATTGAGGGCGATTTGCATAGCCAGGGCAGATTTACCCTTTCCGGGCCGTGCGGCAACGATGTGAAACCCGCCGTTGATAAGCCCACCGCCCAGCAATCGGTCAAATTCCTGCAAGCCGGTCTTGACGTATGGTGGGGGCCCTCCAGCAAAACCCTTGTCGACGCGATTTTTAAGGCTCTTCACGGCCTCGGAGACTTCCAGTCCCCCGGATGCCCCCGTGCCGTCCTGAATCGCCGTGACGGCTTCCTGCGCTGTTCTGAGCGCATCCTGTGGGGATAGCTCCGCTGTTCGTAGTTCTTCCCCCAAATCTCTGAGTTTCCGGCCCATAGATGCATCTCGCATTCCAGCCACCCACACGTCGATGTTGGCGGTAGTCACGACAACCTCCATGCAGTCCATCATGATCTTGCTGGTCACGTTGTCATTGCGGCTGGATGCGTCCATCAGCACGGACGGAGCATCCGCTGGGTCCCCGGCTTCATTCCGCCGCTGGATGGCCCGGAACAGCTCTGCGTATTCCGGCACCAGGAAGTCATCCGGAGACAGCTCTGCGGCGGCTTCGTAGCATTCTGGCTGGATGAGCAGCGCCCCAATGACGTTTTGCTCCAGGTAGAGAGAGTCCAGCATACGTCATTCCTCCTGCGTCCAGCCGCCGGTGTCGGAGTTGTACGTCCATTTTGGGGACTTCTGCTCCGCTGGCGGCTTTGGGTTGTCCCGGTAATGCCATGTGCGGACGGCAGCTTTCCAGTCCTTCATGTGGTTTTTGCCGACCATCCAGCCCTTCTGCTGGTAGAAGGCCACAAAGCGATCTGCGTTGACGTGATAGCCCTTCTCACGGACATACTCCGCCACAGCATCAACGGTTGGTGGGGAGAAACGCGCGGCGTGCGCGTTTTTCTCTCTTGGATTCGGATTGGATTCGGATTCGGATTCAGGCGGTGACTCGCCGTGACTCACCGTGACACACCGTGACTCACCGTGGATAACCATGGAATCCTGCACATTTGCGGATTCCGGCGGGTCGGGGAACTTGGCTTTCTTCTGCTGTATCCTCTGATACTTAGCCCAGCCCGGCAGGCAAAAATAGGGTTCTCCTGCAACCTCATAGAGGAGAATGCTACCATTGCGGTCCAGTGCATCAAGGCCCTTCTGAATATCCTGTTCCCGGATTGCCCGGCGGGGGAACACGAAACCCTTCAAGATTTCGGGGTCCGCGCTCCCGCGCCCGTAATCATCCACGTAAGTCAGTAAGTACGCCCAAAGGCGAAATTGGAAGTCCGTGAGACGGTTGATAGATTTGCTCGTGCGTATTTTCTCGTTTATGATTCTATTCGGCATAGCGGGCCCCCGTCAGAACGGAAAGTCTCCATCATCTTCGATCTCGTCAAATTCCTGATCGTCGACTGTGCGGGACTCCTGGGGTTTGCTGTCCCGCTTGGAATCCGCGAAATATACGTTATCAGCCACCACTTCCACGGACTTGCGGCGATTTCCGTCCTTGTCCTGCCAGTTTCGGACCTGAATGCGGCCCTCCACGGCAGCCATGCGGCCATTGGCAAGGTACTTCGCGGCAAACTCGCCTGTATTGCGCCATGCCACCACGTCGATGAAATCCGTTTCCTTCTCACCGCTCTGGGACTTAAAGTCCCGGTCCACGGCCATGGTGAAGCTGGTGACGGCGGTGCCGCTCTGGGTGCGGCGCAGTTCAGGGTCCCGGGTCAACCGGCCCATGATGACAACGTTGTTCAACATTCTGCCACCTCCAGTCGCTCCATGAACTTCTCCAGATCTTTGGCCTTAAAGTAGACGCGGGGGTTCCGCCGGGCCACACGATAACCCTGGATAACGCAGTCGCGCCGCAGGGCGTCCAGCGTGTCAACGCTTACGCTCAACAGCCTGGCCGTTTCGCTTCTTGTGTACAGCAATTTCTTTTCCATCTCTACCTCCTATAGATATGACTTTCCAAACTCGCGCCTGAAATCGTCCTCTGTCCAGCCCTCGTTCTTCATGATCGTGAGCTGTCCGTACCGACGCAATCGGCGCATCTGGTCGCCGTTCCGGTGAACGGCGGACTTCCCGTTCCTGTGGCACCTGTCACCGCAGAGCCACACCACCGCGCCGTATTTCTCGCTTTTGCTGCGGTAAGACCCCCCGAAAATGTGGTGACGCTCCAGCGGGTCCTGTGCGCCGTTCCTGCCGCAGAGAAAGCATCTTCTTTCACTCATCGTACTCCGTCCCATCCGATACAAACTCCGGGCATGCTGTAATTCTGTATGACGGTATTCGTCCGCACAGCAGCGTTGGCACTGCGGTCCATCCGGGGACAGGCTCAAAACGTTTTGACCAAGAGCACCCGCCGCATGCCTTGGCGCAGCCCCAGCACAGTTGTGGCTTTTCGACCTCTGTAAAGATTGCATCTACGGGCCACCCGGCTTTCCAGCGCTTGCGGATTAAATCCGGGCTGATTCCAGTAATTATGGCCCAGTCACATACGGTCCTCTTCTCGCCGTTCCAGGTCAGGTAGGTCGGCGTAACCCGGTGTTTGATGCACCCGCAAGATTTCTTGTGCCCTCTGCGCAAATTCGCGCCATTAGAAATTGTCTTGTTGCCGCAGTCACACTGGCAAACCCAGCACGTGTTATTCCCCGTCGCCTTGAAAGAGATGGGGTATAGCGCTACCAGTTTCCCGAACCGCTGCCCGGATATGTCCTTGGTCCGGGGAAACGTGCGTTGTTTCATTTTGCGGCACCCCACTCTCTGTCAAGCTGGCTGTCCATGAGCCGGATTTGCAGTTTCATGGAGTTTATTGCCTCCATAGCGGATTTGTACACCACTTCCGCACAGTCCCGCTCAAACCGCAGACCGGCTATCTGTGTGGACCCTCGGCAAATATCGGAGATAATCGTCACCGGCGTTCCCTTCTCGCGCTCCTCGAGGATGCGCCGTGCGAGGGCTATGCGGTAGGCTTTTTCAGCTTCCGCATATTTCTGCCCGCGCTTTTTCAGTTCCGCAATGGCCACATCCAGCATTCTGCTCTTGTTGCCGATTTCTGTAACCAAATCGTTCATGGGCGCTTCTCCGCTTTCAGGGCGGCCTTAATACAGGCAGCGCACAACTGTCGGCCAAGCCGCTTTTTGGAATATGTAACGATGTCCGGGACCTCCCAAAGCTCCCCGTTGCGTTTTGTGGTTGCCGTGATGTCTCCACCACAGTTCTCGCACTTAAAAGACTCTTGACGAGCGTCCAGTTCAGCAGATGAGATTTTGCCTGGGTCCTCGCCAGTGGGCAGCGCGAATGTGCGCAGCCACATATACTTAAAGGCGTAGGTCATGGCCTTGCCGCTCCCCTTGTCCTGGGTGTCTGCGCCGTCGCCGCAGGATGCGATTTCGATGGATTCCTCGGGGTTCTCCACGTTCACCATGCGGTACACCACGTCCACATGAGTGATGTTGCCTGTGCGGTTCGCAACCTGCGAAATCGGAAAAACAACCAGTTTGTGCTTCAGCATCTCGGCCCGCATGATGGAAGTGACCTTCTCCTCGCTCAGGGCCTTATAACTGGTGGAGCCGAACGATACATGGTCGTCTTTTGCAAGATATTGCACGTCCTGCATGATGGCCGCGATTTTCTCATAGATGTTCAATACTCATCCTCCTCTTCCAGAATTTTCAGGGGGCAATATGCCCCGGTCCCGCGCGTGTCCAGCAGATACTCGCCCGTCCGGCGGCACTGGTTGCGGGAGTATGTTTCCAGCAGAGGGCAGAGTTTGCAGGACATTTCGCCCTCCGGGAAATAAATATCTACCGTCGCCCTGATATAGCGGGTCACTCCGCTCTCGCGCATGGCTTACTCCGTGGGGACTTCCGCCCCGACGATCATGCGGTCGAGGTTGCACCCCTCGATCAGGTCGGCCAGGTACTCGCGCTCATCCCGCGAAAAATCGTGCAGGAACAGTCTCAGCAGGCCACGAACGCGCTGGCCGCACTTGTGGCACACCCGGTCATCACGATTTTTGAGACTGTGGCATACCGGGCACTCATCGGCCAGGTACTCGCTGGGATTGCCCATCTCAAAGCCGCAGCGGGGGCAGTAGAATGCCGTGCTGGGGCCGTATTCCGCAGATTCCTCATGCTCCACGCGCGGGGTATCAAACGCCGCGTGGCAGCAGTCGCAGACGTACATCATTCGTCCTCCTCGTCATCGTCCGGGATATCAACATAGCCCAACCGGCTATCCTTGGTTTTGCCCGTGTATGCCCGGTAGAATCCGCGCTTTGCGCTTGCGTGCTTAATGCCTACCAGATCTGCCAGCTCTTCCAAGCTGTCTGCCTGATGGATTGGCAGGCGGAATCTGTCCCGGGTGCAGTACTGATATACCCTCATTGCGCACCCCGATTCTTGATGCGGTCCTCCAGCAGGAGCCGCACACCCTGGCACAGGGTATACACCAGGTCGTTTTGCCAGATGTCGCGGGACATGGCCAGCCGGGTCATGCCGGTTTCGATGGCGTCCAGGGCTTCCACCATTTCGCCCCGCTTGGCTGGGTGCTTCGGGTCCTGCGCTACCATCTCACGGTGTGCGTCGTTGGCCTTAATCAGGGCCTGAATGTGTGTGCGCTGGTTGTCGATTGCGTCTGCGGCATCCTGGCAGAGTTGCCGGATACAGCTCCCGTCCTTGCGGGTGTCGGCGTAGGGGCACGTTCTGGGGCACGGTTTGCCAGACTCTACGCAAGCCCGAAGGGCGGCGGCGATATCGGCGGGTAATAGGCGTTTCCTCATCGCTCGTCCTCCCGGTCAATCCAGTCCACCAGCCGCATGAACCAAGACACTGCTGTGCCGACGCCGATGTAGCAGAAAATCCATGCAATCGTCATTCCTCCACCTCCACGATCTCGCCGCGTCTCAGGGTATACCAGGTATCCGCTTTGATGATCTCTCCATCAACCCGGGCCAGCTTGGCATCAACGATATCGCCAAAGTTGCCCCGCTCGGAAACCACGATCCAGTTCCCGAGTGTGCCTTTTGCGAGGCTATTTTGGCCCCACGCCACCGCAATGCACTGTTCCCCGATGGCGGACGCCCTGCCATCGCGACCTGTGACGGTAGCCGTGCCCCTCACGCCAGAAGCGGCGGCGTTGCCACTCCAGCCAGAAGCGGCGGCGTTGCCCCTCACGCCAGA